GTCACCAACAACACGTCACTTAATACACCTTGGTACAGAAACAACTATTGGTACACCAGCAACACAAGACGATATGTTTATTAGATTTTCAGAACAAGAAGATATAAATGATTATACAGTTACTGCTATTAACACAGCAGGTACACAAAGATTACAAGATGGCACAAAAATTATTGGTGCATTAAAAGCAAAAGAATCTATTCTAGTTTGGACAGACAATGCACTATACACTATGAAATTCGTAGGTGCTCCATTTACATTTGGTTTTGAACAGGTGGGTACAAACTGTGGATTGATTGGTAAAAATGCAGCCGTTGAGATAGATGGTGTTGCTTTTTGGATGTCTCCAAATGGTTTCTTTGCATTTGATGGTACAGTTAAATCTCTAAAATGTGCTGTTCAAGATTATGTTTATGATCAAGCTGATACTACAAAAGGGCAACAGGTATATGCTGGACTAAATAATCAGTTTACAGAAGTAGTATGGTATTACCCATCAGCTAATTCAGAATATAATGACCAATATGTTGTATACAATTATGGTGAAAGCACTCCAAGAATACCTGGAGGTGTTTGGTACATAGGGACAGAGTCTAGAACCACATGGATTGATGCAACAGTATATCCTAAGCCTTTTGCAACTAAATTTGATGATAGTGCGACAGGGACCTTTCCAGCTATTGTAGGAGAATCAGGGCTCGGGCAAACTACATTATTTGAACACGAGGTAGGCACAGATCAGGTAAACCCTGATGGATCCACAACAACAGTCACATCCTTCATACAATCTTTTGATTTTGATATACAACAAAGAATGAGAGGTCAGTCATATCAGGTAGCTGGGGATGTATTTTTAGCTGTTAGAAGGTTTTTACCTGATTTTAAAGACTTAGCGGGAAATGCTAAAATAACATTAGCCGTTAAAAGATATCCTTCAGATTCACAAACAACAACATCTTTAAGTCCATTTACAATTACTGCAAGCACTGATAAAAAAGATACAAGAGCACGCGGAAGATTTGTAAATATAAAAATAGAAAATGATGCTGTATCTGAGTCATGGAGATTTGGCACATTTAGATTAGATGTACAAGCGGATGGTAGAAGATAATGGCTAAAATAGTAGTTAGATTACCAGAACCAAAAGAAGAGTATGATATATCTAATCAAAAACAAATTAATAGAGCTGTTGCATTAGTTGTGGAACAATTAAATTCAACTTTTCTAGATGAACAAAAACAGGAGCAAGAGAGATTCTCTTGGTTTATAAGTGGCTAACGTATATAAAAATTCAAAGATAGATCTTACAACTACAGACAATACAACTGTATATACAGCTCCTAGTAATTCTAGAGCGATTATTAAAAATATTTTAATATCTGATGATTCAGGTAGTGGAGATAGTATTAATGTAACTTTAACAGATGCAAGTTCAGCGATATTCTCTCTTTTTAAATCAAAAACAATTGCTGCAAACGCAACAACGGAATTGATAACACAGCCAATTGTATTACAAGAGAGTGAGATATTAAAAGCACAAGCAACAACAGCAGGTAGATTACATATAGTAGTCTCTCTGTTAGAAATAAATAGGGATTAATATGTTTATAGAAGAAGGAGAAGTAGCATACACATACATAAACGGCAAGAAGGTGCCGGTTGTAAAATGTGAAACTGAAGTAGTTTTAAGAAATAAGGAAACTGGTTATGAGTATAATTCTGATAAAGAGGCAGAGGATGATATTGCAAACCCAGATACAGCTACACAGAAAGAACATGTGGTTAGATCTGTTAAAGTAAAAGTAGCAGCTATGCCACCGTTAGGTGCAGCTTCAGATGAGGACAAAGACAAAAAATGATTTTAGATCCAATAGATCAAAGGATAAGAGACCAAGGTTTTAATTTCGTACCTTTTAACAGGTTCTTAGCATCACCTTTTCAAGCTCCAACAGACGGAGCGTTAGGTACAACTCAAGGATCTATGGTTTCTGGAATTCCTGCAATTTATCAATCGAGAGGTGGTGGTGGAGGTGGTGGAGATTATGCAGCTTCTCTTGGTTTAGGTCCAGACACTCGTGGATTTATAGGTAACTTTCAAGATATAAATCCTAATGAGATGTATTCTTACACACCACAAGGAATTACAATAGAAGATTTAACTAAAAACCGTGATGGTGATTTTGCAATTACAGCGGCACCTCCTTTAGAAGATCAATCAGGATACATAAAACCAGCTCCAGAAATATTTGATTTAAAACAACCGAATATGTTTCAAAAAGCATTTGGTCCAATAAAAGATCAGGGTGCTAAAGTTTTTGGAGGACTATTGTCAGTTGCTTCAGGAATTCCTTTTTTAGGACAAGGACTACAAGCAATAACAAATCAATTTGAAAACAGACCTCTTGGCGCTGCAGTTATAGATGAGTTTGGTAATGTGTATAGTGAAGATGAATTGAATAAGATGAATGCATTAGGTGGATATTACACAGATGCTGCAAGATCAGCCAGAAGAAGAACAAAAAGAATTCAAAATATGTTAGAAAGACAAAGATTAGGTAAAAGAATATCTGAAGCAAATTTAGCAAAATTACAAGCACAAGAACAAAAACAAGAAGAGATAAGACAGGCAGCTGCAAGAGCTTTGCAAGATGAAAACAGGGATAGAGGCAGAGGTGGTTATCAAGCTGGTTATAGTTCTGATTTTATGGAAGGACCAGGTGGTGGCCGTGATGCTGCTCAAGAATCTAGATCCCCAGGCTCATCTGGACCAGGTGGTTCTGATACTATGGGTTCATTTATGGACGGTGGTATAGTAGATCTTGTAGATATTTATGATTGATTATAGGAGAAAAAGACAATAAAAAGGTAAGATTATGGCAATTTCAAGAATGAATATGGAAAGACAGATGCGTAATATGGGTGGTCTCATGACGTTAGAAGAGCCAAGACAAGGATATTTTCTAGGTAAGATTGTAAGAAAAGCTAAAAAAGCTGTAAAGAAAGTTGTTAAATCACCATTAGGTAAATTAGCTTTAGCTGGAGTAGCAGCAAACTATGCTCCATTGTTATTTGGTAAACAGTCTCTATTAACACAGGCCGGTGGTTTTAGTGGGTTACCAGGGTTATTTGCTAAATCAAAATTGGGCACAGGATTAGCAAGTGGAGAAGGTTTTTTAGGAACGATAGGAAACGTATTTAGAGTTGGTGGTGAAAAAGCAAACCCATTTAGTGGACTTAGAATTTTAGGTGGATTAGCTGGAGCAGGAGCCATAGCTGCACCATTCTTAATGGGTGGTGATGACGAAGAAGTAGTTGATGAAAGCTTAGTCACAGATCCACAGGAAAGTGTTGAAGCGATTAGACAACAGGCTAGAAATTATTATCAAGACCCAACTAACTCTGCATTATATTTTATGCCCCCTAAATCAGCTGTAAGATTTGGTGGAGCTTTTGCAGGTGGTGGACTAGCTGACATACCAAGAGAAGGATATAAATTTGGAGAACTGGTTGAAAAACTTAGTATGTTTACTCCATCTGGAATTGGAATGGCTGCAGGTAAAAAACTAGCTGAAGGTATTAAAGACGATGAAGATATGAAAATGGCATCAGCTCCAGGTCCTTTTGATGAATATGATGATATAGCTAGGGAATTATTTGGTAAACCATATAAAGATTTAAATCCAGATGAAATGGAAATGATGCAAGAAGAATTAGAGAGATTAATGCAAAAATTTAGAGGAGCTCAAGGTGGAAGAGTACCAGCACAAGAAGGAGGGCTCATGGACCTTGGTGGCATGGAAAAAGATTATAGAGAGGGCGGCTTTGTGCCGATAGGAGCTAAGGAAAGAGCGGACGATGTGCCAGCTAGACTTAGCAAGAATGAATTTGTATTTACAGCAGACGCTGTAAGAAATGCAGGCGGGGGCGATATAGATAAGGGCGCCGAGGTTATGCAGAATATGATGGACAATTTAGAAGCTGGTGGTAATATATCAGAAGAGTCCCAGGGCAAAGAAAATCCTGCACAAGCAATGTTTGATCAAGCACAAATGATGGAGAGTAGAATAATATAATGTCATTACCAGATTATTTACAAGACACCGCCAAAGATTTTGCCCGTCAGCTGACGGCTGCAACATCTGCACCTATTGATGTAAGCAAGTTTACAGGTAGAAGTTTTATAGCGGGAGAAGATCCTTTACAAACACAAGCTATTAATCTTGCAACACAAGGTATTGGTAGTTTTCAACCATTTTTACAACAGGCACAACAACTTACAGGACCTGGAGCAGGAGCCGGGGTTGGGTCTGTTCAAAGTTTTATGTCACCTTATCAACAGGGTGTTATCGATGAAACATTAAGACAATTTGATCTATCAAGACAGGGTGGTATGCAACAGATTGCAGATCAAGCATTTACATCAGGCGCATTTGGTGGTGGTCGACAAGGTGCATTAGAAGGACAATTTATGGCAGATACAACCGCTGGCAGAGCAGGTCTTGCCAACACATTATTAGCACAAGGTTTTCAAGATGCATCAGCTAGAAGAGCTCAAGATTTACAGAATCAATTTGCACTATCTAATTTCCAAAGAGCAGGCACAGCTGCGGACGTAGCTAACCTAGGTCAGCTTGGTGCATTTAGACAAGGCATAAGTCAAGCACAATTAGCTGCTGATCAAGATCTTGCAAGAACAGGGGCATATGAAGGTATGCAAAGACTACAACAATTCGGAACAGGTTTAGGACAGGTTTCTGGTTTTGCAACACCAGCAACACCATTACCAGCAACTCCTAGTCCATTCTCTACAGCTCTAGGTACAGCATTAGGTATCGGCGGATTGTTTGGAAAATTTAGGAATTAATATGGCTAAAGATAAATCAACACTAGGAAGTAAACTTAAAACAGGTGCTAAAGCTGTTGGTGGAACAATGTTAACCGGTGGAGGCATAACTCTTCTTGAGAATCTTGTAAAAGCATTTGGAGGTAAAGATGGTGGTAGAGTCACACCTAGAGGAATTGGCAAAGCTAAACGTGGGTTTGGTAAAGCAATGAAGAGGAAGAGATGAGACCATTAAATAGACCGATGTTTAGATATGGTGGCCCTATCAAAGAGGGTATCATGAGTGGTATGCAAGACAGAAAAGCTGCTCTTGTAGGTGATCCTCTTTTTCCTAAAGACCAAAGTGGTAGAGGAATGTATTCTGAACAACAAATAAGAAGTAATCTACAAAAAATTAAAGATGCTTTTTTACAAACTGGAAGAGATATTACAAAAAAACCTGTAAGCACCTTAGGTCCAGGAAAAAGACTTGGTATTGTAGGTAATTTTCTTAAGAAAAATTTTGGAAGAATTAAAGGTTTTGGTCAAAGACAATTAGATAAATTAGAGATGCCTCCAAAATTTGTACCTGTGGGAGGTAAATTAGGTCCAGGTTTTTCAGGAGTTGGATCAAGACCTACTACTATGTTTGAAAAAATAAAAGGTTTTGCGCAACGTAACCCTAAAACTACTATTGGTGGAGGTTACTTAGCTAGTGGTCCGGTATATGATATAGCAACAGGTGGTGTTCCTATAGCTAAAAAAGCAGGTTTGCAAATATTAGACCTTGCTGTCCCTGATTTTATATTTGACCAAGATCAATATCTTAAAGATAAAGAAATAGCAGAATTAAATGCACAAAGACAAAATTTAGAAAAAAATAAACAAGAATTAAAAGATAAAAATACTGAAGACACTGTTAAAAAAATTGACAGAGACGCAGAGATACAGGCTAATAGAGAGAGATATTATAAGATCTTAGGTATAGATAAGATGAAAAAAGATTCTATCTATGATTCATTAATAGATGCTAGTAAGATTGTAACTGAAGAAGGCGGAGATCTTAAGGGTGCTATTAGATCAGGTAATTTACAAACAAGACTTATAGATGCTATTTCTAAAAACTTAGATAAATCTGCAGATATCAAACGACAGATAGATTCTGCTATAGTTAAAGCTGAAATAGAAAAAGATGTTAACAAAGATAGAAATGCACTCGACAAATTAGTAAAAGAAAAACAATTAAAAGTATTAGATAAACAATTAAAAGGTGGTGATTTAAACGACACGTTAGCCGAGCTTAGAAAACAAAATATCATACCTGAAGGTCCAGAATTAGCATCATACGCATTACGAAACGATATTGATATCCCTAAAGGACATGTACTTAATACTAAAGATGTAAACAATTTCTTAAAAGATAACCCAACTTTAACAGTTGTAGATTTTCTTAACGATCAAAACCTTAAACTACAACAAGCAGGAAAAGGTAATTTAAATCCTGGTAATTATGTTGTAGGTAGAAACATTCTTGAAGTTGGTGAGGACGGAACAGTTACTGACGTTATAATATAGGAGTATAAATGGCACTCCCATCAGATTTAAACCCAACTTCTTACGGCGAAAACAACAGAGTAAGCACTATTGAGTCAGTGTTATCTGGTGTAGCATCTGGTCTTATTGGTATACCAAAAGGTTTCTTTTCTCTAGGTGCAACTCTTATAGATCTTGGTGCAGGCACGAGATATGCAGCAGAAGTAGAGCAATTTTTTGATGACCTTACGGAGTTTGATGAAAAGGCAGAAGCTACAGCTGCCGGTAAAATTACAGAAGCAT